CACAATGGCATCAGCTTGCGTGTGGTTCGCCAGTACGACATCAACAACGACCGTATGCCTTGCCGTATCGACGTGTTGTATGGCTTCTCCACCATTCGTCCTCAGATGGCCTGCCGCATTTGGGGTTGATCTGAAACGGGGCTTCGGCCCCTTTCGTTGTAACTTTTTTAAAGGAAATTATCATGGCTTTACCTAATGGCGCAGGTGGTTATCAAGTCGGTGCTGGCAACCGTCAAGAAACCCTTATGAGTGCAATGGCTGCACCGCAAACCGCAACTACAACCGCAACTTTGACCGCCGCTCAAGTGGTCAACCAGATGTTGGTTGCAAACCCCGGTTCTGGTGCTCCCGCCGTCTACACTTTGCCCACCGCAGCGTTGATTGACGCCGCCGTGCCCAACGCCACCGTTGGCAGCACGTTTGATCTGTCGCTGGTTAACATCGGCACCAGTTCGGGCACCGCAGCACTGGCAACCGCTACCGGCATCACCGACGGCGGCAACGCTTTCGTTGCGCTGGCGATCACAACTAGCGCAATGTTCCGGTTCCTTAAGACCGGCGACGCTGCGTACACTGTGTACAAAATGGCCTAAACCTAATGGGGGCGTTTGCCCCCATTTCCCCCTTTTGGAACTGATAAAGGAATTTAATCATGGCAAATAACAAACCCATTGGCGTTGCATACGCCGATCCCCAACTGGATTCGTTCCAAGTTGGCGCAGCTAACGATCCGATTGCGATCACTTCTGCTGGTGTCCTCAACGGCGCGTATGCCACCACTTCGGCAACGTCGGGCGACACTCGCTTGAACTTTAACCGGCTGACCTTTACTTCGACTGGCTCTGGTGAAACTGCCCGTTTCTTGACCCGCGTAACTGGCGCTAACGGCGCTACAGGCGGCACAATCAACGGCGCACACGTCAGCACTTCGGTCAACACTGGCGGCACCATCAGCGGCGCGGCCAACGCCATTCGTGCAACTATTGGTGGCACGTCTACCAACCCCGGCGGCACCTTGGCGGCTTTGCAACTGGACTCTGACTTCGCCTCTGGCGGCACCTGGAGCAATGCATCCTTCTTGCGCGTGACCAACTCGGGCACGGGCGAGGTGGGTAACTTTGCTCTGATGCCTGCGGTCAGTGCAACTGGCGTGTTCCGCGCTAAGGTCGGTTCACCAGTGGTCAGCCATACCATCCCCGTGGTTAGCGGCGGCACGACCTACTACATCATGGTCAGTTCAATTGCCTAATGGTAATCACCAAAGAATTTCTCACTGAGGAAATTCAATCGCTTGAGCAAGAGATTGGAAAAGCGCAAGTTTTTCTGACTCAAGCTCAAGCGGTTTTGAACGCCTATCAAATGCTTGCTCGTAGACTGGATGAGCCAGAACCAACACCCACGGAAGAATAATGCCTATCATTTACATGTCTCACCCCGTCCACGGCGCAAAGATTGCATCGATGGAACTTGAAGCCGAGAACGATGAAAGAAATGGCTGGACACGATATACTCTTGACACGCCTGATGTTGTTGAAGAGGCGGCTCCACAGGAAGTAAAACGTAGACGTGGCCGCCCGGCTGTTGAGGCGGTCGAACTAGGAGCGTAAAGATGGCCACCTACTCTGCTGCCGATCAGATCAACCGGGCGCTGCGGCTGCTGGGCGTGCTGGCTGAAGGCGAAACGCCAGCGGCATCAGTGTCTGAAGACGCCTTGATGGCGCTCAACCAGATGATCGACTCTTGGAACACCGAGCGTCTGTCTGTCTTTTGCACCATCGACCAAATTGTCAACTGGCCGGTCGGTTCCATTGAAGAAACCCTTGGCCCCACTGGCTCCCTAGTGCGCCTAAACGGCACTGCCGTGCGGCCTGTTTTGGTAGACGACGCCACCTATTTCAAAGACCCCGGCACTGGAGTGTCGTATGGCCTCAAGCTGATCAATCAGCAGCAATACAACGGCATTGCGGTCAAGACTGTGACCTCGACCTTCCCCCAGGTGATGTTTGTCAACATGACCTACCCAGACGTTACGATCAACATCTACCCGCGCCCCACACGCCTGCTTGAGTTCCACTTTGTCAGCGTGCAAGAGCTCAGTCAGCCTGCCAATTTGGCGACCAACATTTTGTTTCCGCCTGGGTATCTACGGGCTTTCGTGTACAACTTGGCCATGGAGTTTGCGCCTGAGTTTGGCGTTGAGCCCAGCCCGCAAGTGCAGCGCATCGCCATGACCAGCAAGCGCAACTTGAAGCGCATCAACAACCCTGATGACATCATGTCTATGCCGTATTCGTTGATTGCGACTCGCCAGCGCTTTAACATCTACGCCGGCAATTACTGATGAAAACGCCTATTCTTGGCTCGACCTATGTGACCCGCAGCATCAACGCTGCGAATGCCCGCATGGTTAATCTGTTTCCAGAGGTTATTCCCGAAGGCGGCAAAGAGCCTGCGTTCTTGCAGCGCTGCCCAGGCTTGACGCTTTTGTCAACGGTGGGCACTGGCCCGGTTCGTGGCCTGTGGGCATTCTCACCCAACGATGGCGAGGGCTTTGTGGTGTCAGGCACCCAACTCTACAAGATCGACAACGCTTACGCGGCCACGCTGATTGGCACTGTGGCAGGCACTGGGCCGGTCAGCATGGCCGACAACGGCACGCAACTGTTCATTGCAGCCGACGGCCCCAGCTACATCTACAACAACACCACCAACGTTTTTGGCCAGATCACAGACCCTGACTTTCCCGGCGCGGTGACTGTGTGCTATCTGGACGGCTATTTCGTATTCAACGAACCCAATAGCCAAAAGATGTGGGTGACCACCCTTTTGGACGGCACGTCCATTGACCCGCTTGAGTTTGCCAGCACTGAAGGGTCGCCTGACGGCTTGCTGGCCGTGGTGTCCAACTTCCGCGAGGTTTGGGCCTTTGGCACAAACTCTATTGAGGTCTGGTACGACTCAGGCGCCACAGACTTCCCCTTGCAACGCATCCAAGGCGCGTTCAACGAACTTGGTTGCGCAGCCCCCTACTCCATCGCCAAGATGGATAACGGCCTGTTCTGGCTAGGCCGGGATCGCCGGGGCCAAGGTATCGTTTACCGGGCCAACGGGTACCAAGGCCAACGCATCTCAACCCATGCAGTTGAGTGGCAAATCCAGCAGTACACCGACATGTCGGACGCTATTGCGTACACTTATCAACAGGATGGCCACAGCTTTTATGTGCTGATCTTCCCCACGGCCAACACCACTTGGGTGTACGACGCCGCCACCCAAGCCTGGCATGAGCGGGCGGGCTTTGCTGAAGGCGCGTTTACCCGGCACCGCAGCAACTGCCAAATGGCGTTCAACAATGAAATTGTTGTTGGCGATTTTGAAAACGGCAACATATACGCCTTTGACCTTGACGTGTACGCCGACAATGGCGAGATTCAAAAGTGGTTGCGCACTTGGCGGGCGCTGCCCACGGGTCAAAACAACCTCAAGCGCACGGCGCATCACAGTTTGCAATTAGACTGTGAAACAGGCGTAGGCTTAAATACTGGTCAAGGCTCATACCCCGAAGCCATGTTGCGTTGGTCGGATGATGGCGGGCACACTTGGTCAAATGAGCATTGGTCACCACTTGGCAGAATTGGCGCGTATGGCCACCGGACGTTTTGGCGGCGGCTGGGCATGACAGTCAAGCTGCGGGATCGCGTCTATGAGCTGTCCATGACTGATCCGGTCAAAGTGGCCATCATGGGGGCCGAGTTGATTATCAGCCCAACCAATGCCTAGCCCAAACGCAAACCCGACGCCCATCACACCCCCCAGGGTGCCGTTGATTGACCCGCGCACCGGGTTGATTGACCGGGCGTGGTATCTGTTTTTTTTGTCGCTTAACGACATTGCCACGGCGGTTGTTGACGATTCTGGCCTTGGCCCTGACTCAATATCCTTGATTGCGTCCTACGACGCAGCGCTTCGCTTGGTCAATCAGGAATTGCAAACGCTGCCTCCCGTTGTTACCTTACCGTTTCCTGACGTATTGGCTGACTGTTGTTCGGCCTTGGTGTCTCAGATGGCTGAGATGCAAAAGCAGATTGAAGGATTGCAAGCGCAACCCATTCTTGACATCGGCGCAATCAACGCATCTATTGCCGCGCTGTCAACCGTGCCAGTGACTGTAACGGCAGACTTTACAGTGGGCACCAGCAACTGGTACATCAACAATAAGTCGGGCTCGACCTGTACGGTGACGTTGCCAACTGCGTCCACATTCCCTGGTG